CTAAATAGTTCAGTAGAAAAACATGCGGAAAAATTAAACAGTATTATATAAATCCATCCGTTGTGCTTATGAGTTATCGCTTTTAGTTCATAGGCACAACGATATCACCCTTGCCAACACGACAAGAGGTATCAGCCTGTATATCCACCTCTCTATACGTTCCATCGCATCACAGCAAGTAAACGACAAAAATACCAGTGAGGCACATCATCTGCATGTTCAAGCAATATGTTCAACTTATCTTCTTCCATATTCTGTTAACATAAAAAAAGCGGTAAAACCCGTTGGGGATTACCGCTTAATGCTAAATAGTTACTTTATTTTGCGTTTTTGAATATTTAATTTTATCTTTGCGCCATGAAGATAGCCCTTGATACATTGAAAGGCTACGTTGACCGTAGCTCACTAGTGTAGATGTATGGGGGGTATCTTTTTTTGCACCTTTAGATTGCAGAACAAAACTACAATTCGAAAAAATTATTTATCAATCTTTTTCATTTCCTTTGCTGTCATTTTAAGAGCTTTTTTAATTATAGGCAATTCTTTTTCTTGTGGCAACTGTTCAGGTTTGCGCCCAGTATTTTGTTCTACTATATTTCGGACTTGTCTTCCAACAGTATAGTGTGTTTGTTCTAAATTAGCTTGTCCAGATATTTGTTTACTCTTTATAAGCTCTTCGGTTTGGGTAACACGGAATAGATTGGCAGCAAGTTCGGTACGGCTCATTCTGTCAAATAGCTTTCCTTTTTTAACGCCACGTTTCTTTTCAAGCTTCCACGATTCCATATTATACATACCCAGATAACCTGCATTTTGAAACTTTGCATAATCAGTAACATTTGCGGCTTTTGCTGTTGAAGCGAGAGATTTGTTTCCATCTGCAAGTTCTTCACGTATTAGCACGCGGTCTATTTCCTGATTGTTTTCAATGTATAATTCAAATTTTCGTGTTTGCTGTGCGAAATAAGCTTGCGCCAATGCTACTTCTGGCTTCTTTGGATCGCCATTCATAGCAGCAAGATAACACGCAAAACGTGTAAGTTTGAAGTCTTGGAACTCAACACCATTATTATTGCGTTTCACAGCTATTATATTTTCATAATGAGGAATGTTGAGCGAAACAAAAGCCTTTGTCGCGCGGTCAAGAACTTTACAAAATGCTTTCATATCATTATATCCAAGCATAACCATTACTTCTGAGGCCCACCAATAAACGATGCCGTTTTGGTTTTTAAAGTCTTCAAAAGAAAGAATCGCATTGTTGTTTTCTTGTTCCATTTCCATCTATAATTTAAAATTCGGCTCGAAGATAGAATAAAGTATTTGTTATTCCAATAATATCATATAATTAAGATATATAATTTTATTGGATTTATGTATATAATTTCACGACTATTTTGTAAAAACGGTAATTCCAACAAGTCAAAGAACGCTTCTGTTCGATTATTATTTTTCCATTCCCTTTCTGCAATGTTCACATAAGAACTTTTTGGCTACAGGGAACATCTTTTGACCGACATATCCACTGAGATATTGCGCTTCCTCTCCATAAGGATCAATCCCGAAAGCCTTGGAGATATGCCGGCACAAATGACCTTTTTCGTGGTCCCACGAATTTTGAAACTCTTCGGGGGTAGAGGTTAGTGAGATAACCATTACTGTCTCTCTTTTCCTGTAGTCCGAATAGGTTAGACCGGTATTCATTCTGCCTTCGGTCAGATTGCGATACGCACGCTTGAGGGAATCCCCCCTGCATCCTATACGGTACAGGTCCATAATAATCCGATCCGCCCAATAGGTGTGTACCGCATAATACACTTTGACGTGCCAGTCTCCATATTTCGGTATGTAGAACTCCTGAACAATCATATCACATCCGACCAGATTACAGGAATCCCTTTACCTATACAGGTGGCAAAGAACTCGTCAAACGCCCTGCAAGGATCGCCATCAATATCATCAAGGTAGCATTTTATATGCTTGCACAAGTGTGCCTCGTCAACCAATGATTTTTTATAGAAATCCGCTTTCAGCATGTTTGCGACATAAGCAACGTCATAACCCTTGTCGTGCTCGATAGTAATTCCGTTCGCTTTCAGCATATCGTCCACTTCATCTTTGCTCCACGGCTCCAGCTTTTTCTCTTTGCCCGTGGCTTCGTCTTTCACCTTCATTTTTGAAACGGCCCATTCATAAAGTTTCTTGCTGAAATGAAAGCCGTATGCTTCCAGATATTCCCTCATGCCCGATGGAAATCTGCTGTATGTATCCAATCTCTGTTCCATAACCTTTATTTAAAAAGAGGGGCATTCCACCCCTCCACCATTAATAAAACTCACCGTTAGCGCGTCTGCGTCTGCGTTCGCCCATGTCATCCATACGCGGATATTCAGGAAAGTATCCGGGGTATCTGCGTTCATCCATGCCGGATGAGCTTCCACCACCTGAATAACTTCTCCCACCATCACGGAAACCCATCTCTCCGCGCATCTCTCTCATGGCTTTTTCGTAACCTTTGCGGCAGCCTTCCTTGTAGGCTTCCTCCACTTCGTCACCTCTCATACCGAAGCCGCGTCCGTAATCGTCACGCCCTTCTTCTAATATTTCCCACATTCCCATAATCATTTCTTGTTTTTAGATGCTTCAACCACTCCGAGCTGTTCCATTAACTTCTGATTCTGTGCAATGAGGTCAGCCATATTTTTGCTCATTTCTTGCATGTTCTTATCCATATTGGACATTTGCCCTTTCAATGCGGATATTTCCTGCTCCTGCTGTTGCTTGGCTGCAAATTCAGGGTTCAGCATGGCAAGCATCTGGTCACATACCCTAAGAAAGTTCTGATGATATTCCACACTTTTTAGGACATCCTCACTTTTCTGCTTCATGGTAAGGACCTCAGTATTCATTTCGTCTCTTGACCCTGTAATCAGCATCCCTGTCTTAATATCATCGGCAATATTGGCATTAGCCGGTATCTCTTGCAAATTGACATTCTGTCCGTTTATATTCACGACAAAATCAATAACCTGTACCGGCTGTGGATAAGGCATGTTGGGAACAGTCTTATATATGGTTTTTATGGGGCTTACATTAACGACCTGCCCACATTCCAAACTTGGATTTGCACCTCTATGAAGAAGATATAATGTACTGTTTACTCGTAAGTTCTGAAACATGATTGTTTAATTTTAAGGAGTGTGGTTATTCCCATTTTGGGAACCACCACAAAACTCCATGTTAATTATTACTTGCTCCGTAAAGAAGCGGTTTCTACTGTAGGAGCCGGAGCCGTTGTCGGTCTGTACCCTCCATTAACAAGATACAATTCGTTGGTGTACTTGTTATAATGAATCTCATAGATGCCGGTTCCAGCCAAGTTTGCAACAGTCACAGGCTCATTGTTATAAGCCATCAACGGTCTTGTGTCCCCATTAGTTCCTATCAATATCGGAAGTGTAGCAGTCGTGCCGGCAGGTATAGCCTGACGGAGGCTGATATAGAATCCTCCAACATAATCCCTGTTACGGAATGCGTGGTTAGGAAGTTCCAAAATAACATTCTCCGTGCCGACTGTTACAGCCACCGTAGGAAGAGTGTTGAAATTTGTTCTTCCGATTGATGGGAATAGGGATGGGAATCCTGTAAAAAAGTTAGGCCACATATCTACCTCCTTTCTTACCGGATTAACCCCAGTAGTTGTTGCAACCACATCCACTACGTCCGTATACAGCGTCACCCATATATGCACCGTAGGCGGCTGCACGGAAACAATCTGTATTAATAGCGGTTAAATTGGGGTATTGAACACTCACAGTATTGGGGAGCTTGCATTTGATTCCATCAACATCGCTTTGTAATGCCTGCAATCCGGCTGCCAAAGGAGCAATCTGTTGTCCTACTGCACTCAGGATAGTGGCGTTCTGATTACGCTGGGATATTTCGGCTGTTAAAGTAGCCTTTTCCGCAGTAAGAGATGCGATCTTGTCCTGCAATGCCTGATTTTGAATTGCATCAAGTTTAGCAAGGATAGCATTCGTGTTGGCAGTAGCACCGTCACGCAATGACAATGCATTGTTGTTCATTGTATTGGTAAGGGCATTCATTGATTCGCAATTCTGCAAACGTCCTTCATAGCCTTGTCTTTCAATAGCTGTTTGCGTTTTGCAGCAACAATCGGCAAGTTGAGTAAGAATAGACTGGTTGCCTGACTGCATAGCATTAATAATCTGGTTGGTTGACAATCCCACCTGATTACCTACTTGTGTAATGCTATTCTGCACATTGCATAATGCTGTCTGAACCTGTTGGGTAGAGCAGTTGAATGAAGAAGCCAATTGAGAGATAGCATTACCGTTACCCTGAATAGCTTGCATCAACAATTCGCGTCCTGCGTTTCCTGCCAATTCTGCCGGAAGTCCGTTAGCTCCGTTTCCTCCACGTCCACCGAACAAACCGCTACCATTGCCGTTCCATCCAAAGATACTTGCTATCACAACAAGCCAGATAATGCTCCACCATCCGTCCTGTCCTCCAAAGCCGTTGCCGTTATTCATCAAGGCAAGCAGGTTAGGGTCTATCCCCTTGTTCCCAAACATTCCGGGAAGCATGGCGGTAATGTCAAGCTTGCTACCGCCTGAGCCTCCATTGCCTCCGTCTGAATTAAAAACATAAGTTCTTTCCATAAGTATTTGTATTTTGTATCCCGGTCAAAATTGACCGTATGCAAAAGTATATATATCATAACTCATGGAAAATCAGTTGTTTCCCAACAAATTCTTTATATTATCCCAATATATTCTCATCATTTTTTCACTTTTTAGACGTATATGAAAATTTGATATCATATAGTTCACTGAACGCTTAGTTTTATGAATGAGAGAAGAAATCTGAGATGGATAAAATCCTTTTTCGTATAGAATATATACAAGGATATATCTAGCGTTAACAATCTCTGTGACACGGTTGTCACTTACTATTAATTCGGTAGGTATTTCTGTTCCTTTAGAAACAAGAGCTATTATTTTGGCAAAAATTTCAGACTTACACATTGTGGTTTAAATTTTTGTTGTATTTTTGCCTTGCCAATCAAATACAATCATGACAAAAGCATAC